TTATTTTGAACAGTAGGTTGTAAATTAACTTTATATTGTATTGTTCTCTTTTGAAAAGTTATAGTAATTCCACCTGCACCTGATACTGCAAAGTTAGAACGGAACGATTCTATCGGTATACCAGCAAACATTTTAACATCTTCATCTTCCAAATCAAATACTGATTCTATCATCATTGCTGATTTATTAAAAGATACATTCTGATTTCCATTTATATAACACTGAAATATATTAGTTTCTTCATTTAACCATATTAAATAAATATTATTACCTGTAAGTGCATATGCACCTTGAGTTGGTTGTATCTGCCTACTAGCTTTTGGATTCAATATAAATATTTTATTATATACATCCTCATTAACATCATAATTTTGAAAGACCCATAGTCTATCTTCATCGTTAATTGGTACATAATCACCGTTATATTTAGTAATAAGATCGCCGTTCTCTCCGGTATCAATTTGTACTTCAGTAAACATAGCAAGTGTCCTAGTCTCACCTCTTATTTTATAAGTTTTATAATTGCCGAGCATCGCGGTTGTGTTAGGCTTATACAGCATTTCATCTAAAGATATTAAACCTAAATTACTAAAATGTGTATTCATACCCACTGGATTTTTGAATGAATAGGTGTAGCTTACCCAAAAGAATCCAGGTGTCACTCTTTGATTTTCATCATTAAAATTACCTACGCCTATTGCCACGTAATAAAAAGGGTTAGACACTTGATCTAACTGACCAGCTATGGAATATAAATTCTTTGATAGATTATCTTTACATTTAACTTCAGCCGTCTTAGGTTTACATGCTTGAGTCGATAAACCACCTGGAGTCGTTACCAGTGTTTGTTGTATTTTTGTTTTAGGCACATTAAGGTTGTCCCATATGGTTCCTCCGAAAACATTTCCTCTCTGCAAATAAGATACCATTGGAACATAGTGAACAACAAATTTTAAGGGCCTAAACTTTTGATAAGCTGTTGCTATTGATGCTACTCGTGTACCGACCCAATACGCAGGATTAGCTGGTATAATCGTTAAAACTTGCTTATCATTGCCAAATTGTTCCTCCAATTCTTGTACTGAATATACCAAATCCATACCGGTTACAACCATAGATGTATCATCTGTTCTAAGCACTCTCATATACCTTTTAAATCCATTATTATTGACATTATTATTTGAACTATTTCCATTATTCTGCTTCTTCTTTTTATTTATCCTTCCATATCTATATCCTTTATTCCTTAAGTTCTTCTTCTTATTTCTTTTATTGTTTTTAAATTTATTATCTTTATTATTTGTATTATTATTAGAATTAGTACTCATAATTTTTGTCTTTAAGTATATTTTTCAATTGCCCCGCTGTTATTAAAGTTTCGTTTCTATGCAATTTATCAAAATTACTCTGGAAAATAAAATTATTTCTTGTTTTCTTATAAAATTTATCTATTAAATCCACAGTGATATCCTGATCCAAACTCTCTAATTCTTCTATTTGTTTGTAATAATCATCCAAATGTGTTGTGTATATATCATATCTATCAGTAAGAAATTGATCAAAGGCAAAATTCATCTCCTCAGCTTCATCTTCATCGAATTTAATTGGCTTTATCTTATAAATCATTTCCTCCTTATATTTTTCTAACTTCTTTTTAATCGCTAGTCTATACCTTAATTTTAATTTTGAAGCATCAAAGTGTTTAAGTGCGTCAGTTGCCAATTTGAAACATTTTTCATAGTACTTATAAAAGAAATCTATACCTTTAGTCTCTACCATCCCTGAATAACATATTTCTCTAAATAACTTAAGATTAAAGAAATTAAATGCAGTCTCATCAATAAAATTGTTGGCATAAGTATAGGGTACCATTTGACAAAATCTCTCTGGTTTTCTCACTAGCATGGTCTTTTGTAAAATGTCAGAGTATATCAAATAACATGACAGATATTCTGCACCACTTATTTGATAACCAGGGCCATACTTATCAAATATTTTACATATTTGGCCTAAACCGTGTTCTTTATTACAATCAACTCTAGAATATACATATTTAAAAGCTGCAGCTTCAAATCTTGGATACACAGCGCTCGACATAAAGCTAATTTGATCATCACCAAACACTTCAAATGGAAACATTAATTTAGCTTTAAATTGTATGAATTTAATATAGCATGCTGATCGTAAAGTATTGCCAAAACATGTAGTCATTCTACCTGACATTTGGGTACCCTCAATTTTATAACAATATTGACCACTTTTATCAATTATTGTTTGTTCATTTTGATATATATAATCGAGA